TTGGCGGCTCAATCCTGCCTGCCTACGATCTCACCGTCACCATGCAAGCACAGACAAGCTAGGAGCGATCATGTACGTCATTGTCAGCCCGCGCCTCGGTACACCAGGCGACAAGTTTGAGCCAGTAGAAGGCACCAACATTGACGCCCTGTTGTCGGCGGGCCTCATATCCACCGACAAACCGAAAAAGTCGTCTAAAGTCAAAGCAGAACCAGTCGAGGAGTAACCCAACATGGCAACCAGCGTCTACCTGTCCAACCCGGCAATCGAAATCAACAACGTTGATCTGTCCGACCAATGCACCGCCGCAACCGTCACTTACACCGTTGAAGCGTTGGAAAACACCGCGTTCGGCTCCACGGCCCGCACCTACACGTCAGGCCTCGCCAACAACAGCATCACCGTCACGCTGTACCAGTCGTACGCATCCAACGAAACCGAAGCGTCAATCTACGCGCTCGTCGGCACGACGACCACGTTGGAATTGTCGCCCACGGCCGCAGGTTTGACCACCCCAACGGCCGCATCGCCGAAGTACACGCTGACCGGCGCCTATTTGGAAAGCCACACCCCGATCAACGCATCGCTCGGCGAACTGTCAACGATCGACCTCACCTTTACGGGTGGCACACTCACAAAGGCCACCAGCTAATCATGTTCTCGCCAGCCCAATCGGGCGGCGCTGAAAACAAACCAAGCAAGCCCGCGCTGGCGGAGCCTTGCCCGACGAAAGGTAACTAATGCGCGTCAAACTAAAAATCGACCTCAAGGACGGGCGCGAGCCACGAACAATGGTCACAAATATGCTTGCGATCGTCGAGTGGGAGAAAACCGAAAACCGCCGATCCGCAGACGGCAAAGGCATCGGTTTCGTCGACATGTGCTGTTGGGCGTACATCCTGTGCAAGCTCGCCGGCGACAAAGTACCTGCAACGTGGCGTGAATGGGTCGCAGAACACCCTGACATGGAAATCACGCCGATCGAAGAAACCACCGACGAAACCCCTACCATCGCGGCACCTGGCGACGCTCCCTCGCTGAGGTCTTAGTTATGACGGGCTATTGGCCGCCGCAAGTGGAGTTTGACATTCGAGACATGACCACCGTGTTCCATGTGCTTGAGCTGCAACAGCAACAGGCAAAGCGGGGTTGATAATGGCAACCGTTGAGGTGATCGGCGTCAAGCAAATGTTGCAAGACCTTAGGCAGATTGACCCTGAAGCCCGAAAGCAATTCGCGAAGGACGCCAAACAGATCGCGAGCCCGATCATCCTTGAGGCACAAAGCCGCTACCCGGCGCAAGCCTTGTCAGGTATGCGGTATCGCTGGACGCAGAACGGCCGTCAGCTGTTGCCTTGGGATCAGCGTAAAGCTCGACGTGGCGTACAGGTCAAAGTGGACGCGGGACGCAAAAAAGACGGCGTAGTAACCATCATCCAAAAAGACCCAGCCGCTGCGATCTATGACATTGCGGGCCGTGGCAACTCAAACCGCCTAGGCGACGCGCTGACCGCGTTTGCTGGCAACCCGTCGCGCGTCATGTGGCCGTCAGCCGAAGCGCACATTACCGACGTGCAAGACGAAATGACCAAAGCGCTTGAACAAGTCGCGACTGAGATAAATCGTAGAATTGCAACCATATGAGCATTCGCATACCCATCATCAGCGAGTTTGACGACAAGGGTATTGCGCGCGCCAAAAAGGAATTCAACAGCCTTGAAACGATCTCGGAAAAAGTCGGCTATGGCATGGAAAAAGCGTTTGTGCCTGCGATCGCAGCTGCGGGCGCACTCGCTGCCGGGCTGGGCATGGCCGCCAAAGCCGCCGCTGAAGATGAGGCCGCACAAGCCGCACTTGCCGTACAGCTTCAAAACTCGACAGGTGCTGGGCAAGAACAAATCGCCGAAGTTGAGAAAGCGATTAGCGCAATGTCACGCCAGGCCGCCGTCGCGGACGACGTACTGCGCCCCGCGTTTGCTGCACTTGTGCGTGGCACAAAAGACATCAACGAAGCCCAGTCGCAAATGTCGCTCGTGCTTGACATCAGCCGCGCAACCGGGATCGACGCCACCACCGTCGCCGACAGCCTTGCCAAAGCGTATGAAGGTAACTACAAAGCCCTGCGATCACTCACCCCTGAAATGGCAAACCTCATTCGTGAGGGTGCCGACATGGAAACGATCATCAGCGTGTTGGGTGGCACGTTCGGTGGCGCAAACCAGGCATTTACCGAAACCGCTGAGGGCGGCATGGCAAAAATGCAGATCGCGTTTGCCGAAATGCAAGAAAGCATCGGCGCAGCCGTCTTGCCATTGCTCGAGCGCCTAGTACCGATCATCACCAAAATGGCGCAAGCCGTCGAAGAAAACGCCGACGTTGTCATCATTTTGGCAGGCGTCATCGGCACCCTGTCTGCTGCCATCATCGCCTACAACGTGGCGATCAAGACCGCCGCGTTTTTGCAGACTGCGTTCAACATCACGCTGGCCGCCAACCCGATCGGCTTGGTAGTCGCTGCAATCGTGCTACTTGGTGCAGCTCTTGTCGCCGCATATGCCAAGTTTGAGGGTTTTAGAAAAGTGGTAGACGCCGTGTTCAGCGCCGTCAAAGTCGGCGTCAAAATCATGGTCGATTTTGTGTCCGGGTATCTCAACACGATGCTCAACGTGTGGACACGCATTATCAACACGATCGCCGACGTATGGAACTCAACCCTCGGCGGCCTGTCATTTGAGATCCCTGACTGGGTGCCAGGTATCGGCGGTAAGGGTTTCACCATTCCTGAAATGGGCAAGATTGGTGGCGGTGGCTCCAGCGCGTCCGTAGCGGCCGTAGGCGGCGACAAAAACCTTGGGGTGCCTATTCCCTCGTCTACGGGGTCTGCGGTCGTTGTAGCGGCTCCTAGCGTGGCTGGCGGGGGCGGTGGCGGCGGCGCATCCGTCCGACAAATCATGGAAGCACCCAATATGCTTGGAGCAGGCATCGCAAGCAACCCGTTCACATCAAGCGCCCGCAACGCCATGCTGGAAAACATCACCGTCAACGTCAACGGCGGCCTAGCAACCAGCGCCGAGATTGGGCAGGCAGTAGTCGACAGCATCCGCGCCTACAACCGTTCAGCTGGCCCGGCGCGCATTGAGGTCAGCGGGTACGTCTGATGCCCGGCACCGCAATCGTCCAATCAGGTAATTACCTGCTCGAAATTGACGCAGGCTTTCAAGTTGACGCTTTTACGCTTGATGACCAATACAAAGCAGTTTTAGACAACACGACGTATGTGCTGGACGGCACCACCCAGTTCGCTGACGTCACCGACGGCACCCTGAACATCGCTGTGCGTCGAGGTCGCAAAGATCAGGGCGACCAATTCAGCGCAGGCACCATGACATTCACACTCAATGACACGCTCGCCGACGGCATCTTCAACCCGTTTGACACCTCAAGCCCGTACTACGACGCAAACGCCAACGTGCCCGGTTTGGCACCTATGCGCCGTGTGCGCTTGGGCCGCTACAACTCGAGCAACGTCCTTGAATACCTGTTCAAAGGCTACGTCGTCAACTATGACTACAACTTCGCCTTGGGCGGCTTGAACACCGTCAGCGTCTACTGCGCCGACGACTTCTACCTGCTGGCGCAGACCTACATGGACGAATACAACGTCACGACCGAAACATCAGGCCAGCGCATAGAAAGCGTGTTGAACTTGCCCGAAGTCGATTACCCGACTGGGCCAACCGCTCGAAACATCTCCACAGGCACCGTGAACCTTGGTCACGACAGCACCTACACCGTCCCAGCAGGCACAAACGTGCTTGCCTACCTAAACCAAATCAACGGCACCGCCGAATTCGGCCGCCTGTTCGTGTCCCGTGACGGGGTGCTGACATTCCAAAACCGCATCGGTGCGACGCTCAGCGGATCGGTCGCCGACTTCAAAGACAACGGCACAGGCGTCAAATACGACAACGTAGGCATCACGTTTGAAGCTGACAGCGTTGTGAACCGCGCCTATGTGCAGAACCTCGGCGGCTCTAATGCGACTGCCAGCGATACCGCCTCAATCGCCACCTATTTCATCCAAACGGAAAGCATCACCAATAGCCTGTTGGAAACCAGCGGATCGCAGCTGTCAGATGCCGCCACTTATCTGCTCAACGGCGAACCCGAAGCCAGGTACACCGACGTTGCCACCAAATTCGCCATGTTGACCACCGCCCAACGCGACACCGTGGCCACTATTGACATTGGTGACACGATCACCATTGAAAAAACGTTTACGACAGGCACCGGCACGACCAGCCTTGGCCAAGAACTATCGGTTGAAGGCATCGAGCATATGATCGACTTCAACACCGGGCACCGTGTCAATCTGTACACCGCGGCCACCACGATCGTCTACCAGCTCATATTGGACGACGCCACCTATGGCGTATTAGACGCCTTCAATGTCTTAGGATAGGAGAACCTATGGGAGCCAATGCAGTAACCACCGTTTATGATTTCACCGCTGGGCAGGTGCTAACAGCCGCACAAATGGACAACGTGAATTGCGGTATCCCCGTCTTTGCGACCACAACGACCCGTGACGCTGCATTTGGTGGCACCGGCGAAAAGGCGCTTGCCGAAGGCCAAATGGCATACATCGAAAACATTGCCGGATCGTCGGCAGTTCAGTATTACGACGGCGCTGCATGGCAAACTCTTGTGGTCAGCGGAGTTACCCAAGTCAAGTCGACAGCAAAAACCGACACTTTTACAATGTCGAGCAGCACCTTTGCGGACATTACCGGGCTCAGCGTTTCAATTACCCCGACCAGCGCATCCAACAAAATTTTGGTGCTAGCCACCTTGAGCGTGGGCAACAACCCAGGAGTTACCTCAATCGCGGTACAGCTGATGCGCGACACAACAGCAATCGGTATCGGTGACACCGCAGGATCACGCGGCCGGGTCAGCGGATCAACAAAAGCAGTCGACACCAGCATTCAAACATCGTTAGCAGTCAACTTTTTGGACAGCCCAGCAACAACTTCAGCAACAACGTACAAAGTGCAAATTCGCTCTGTAGCAGCTGCTCAAACCGTCGTAGTCAACCGATCATCGGACGACACCGACAGCGGCAACTACACGCGAAGCATCAGCACAATCACCGTGATGGAAGTGGCACCATGACCGACTACACCGCCGTACTCACCCACAACTATGCCGGACAGGAATGGACGCTAAACGGCGACACCTACGACGGCCTCACCTGGCTTTCCGACACAGCCAAGCCAACACAAGCCGAACTTGACGCCCAATGGCCACAAGTCCAATACGAAAACCAAGTAACCGCCGTTGAAGCAGCTCGACTTGCCGCGTACGAACAGCAATCAGACCCGCTGTATTTCAAATGGCAACGCGGCGACGCAACCGAAGCCGAATGGCGCGCCGCTGTAGCCAAAGTAAAAGCCGACAACCCATACCCACCAGCACCGTGACGCGATGGCTGTTGAGATTGTGGTGGCTGTGGTCGGTGGCTGTTTCTCTTTACTCGTTGCGCCCATATGAAATGGCGACATTACTTAGGCCCGATCATCCTTATCATCGTGGTCGTTTGGGCTTGTAGCGGTTGTCGTGTTAGTAAAGAAACTACTTACAACTATTGCTTCACAAAGCAGGCCTGTGAGTAAATCACCTGAACAACAACACGCACACCTCATCGTGTTCGTCGGGCGCGTCATGGCTTTATGTTTCGCCGTCACCATCGTTGCATTCATCTACGGCATCCTTTTCGTCGATCAACCGATGGAACAAGCCCCAACCGACGCACAAATCATCGACCTGCTCTCCACGTTGCTCGTATTCCTCACCGGATCATTGTCCGGGCTACTGGCAGGCAACGGGCTAAAATCAAAACCAAAGAAAGGCGCAGAACATGACGAAACAAACTAAAGCAATGCTCGCCTCATACGCCCGATCCGCAATCGCAGCTGTGATCGCCGTCTACTCGACAGGCAACACCAACCCCGAAGATCTTGCCAAAGCAGCGGTCGCCGCACTCATCCCGGTAGCGATGCGATGGGCGAACCCGAAAGACCCGGCTTACGGTCGTGGCAATAGCCAAAGCTAAACCAGGCGTCGCTGGCGCCAGCGATTACATCGGCAACGCCGACGGCCCCGCCAAAGGCCCGCGCCCAGGCATGGACGAATGGATCCGCCAGGCCGTCAAATACGCCAACGGATCACTTTGGAACAATGGGTCGTACGGGCAACGTGACATGAAAGGCAAACCCGGCAGCTTGTCAGTACACGCCACAGGTCGCGCCGTTGATCTCTCCTATCGTGACATGCCGGACGAACGTGGCAAGCCAAACGGGCGCCAACTTAGCAAAGTATTCATCGAAGCCTGCGTAGCCAACGCTAATGAACTCGGCCTACAAATGGTCATCGACTACTGGCCTCAACCATTCGGTCGCGCCTGGCGATGCGATCGCATGGCCTGGCAGGTCTACCAAAAACAAACCGTCTCCGGCGCACCTGGTGGCGACTGGTGGCACGTTGAGATCACACCCAAAATGGCTGACAACCCAAACCTTGTCAAAGCCGCATTCTTGAAGGTGTTCGAGGGTATTCCCGCATAGGCCCGTCAGATCCCCTAAGGTGGGATCACCGACGAAAGGAACCTAGCCATGACATTGAACCCATTAGCCGCCCTTTGTGCCTGCGTCACAGCCATATTCGGTTTCACGA